CCGCGGTTTCGTCCCTGGAGGTTTATTCAACGTCTGCCCGCAGGCGCTCTCGCGTCAGCCAGCCTCGTTGCGTGCAGGGCAGACGTCAAACAAACCTAAACCAAGCCGGACGACATCACCGGACTGAATAGCGGTCGCCACGTCGGAATCGGCAAAAACACCGCTGGAGGACGTCTGGAACGTGTATTTCTCCCGGAAGGCGTTGCCATACGGCGCCGAGAACTGGCCAAGGCCGAGTCGGGCTTGCTTTTTCGTTACGGTAGTCATCGATTTGTCTCCATAGAAAGGATTCGAGCCGGATTAATCCGGCCCGTTGCATCACGTTGGTCAGGCGATCTTGACGGCGGTATCGATCGCCATCACGCCGAAGTCAGTCGGCTGAACGCCACCTGCGCCGTGGTTGATTTCGAACCGCACCTTGGACTTGCCGGCGATCATCCCGACCAGGATTTCCAGCTTGTCGCCGTGGTCCAGTTCCTTCTCGGACCAGAAGTACGGATTCCCGGTCTGACGCGCCTTCCCATAGGCTTCCGCCAGCGATTGGCCACCCAGGAGCAATGCGCGGTCGACGGCGTAGTTCGTCCCGAACGCGGCCGGTACCAGATCGGTCGTGGTCTCGTTTTCGCTGGTCAGCGAGGAACACCAGTTGATCGGGTTGCCCGCATAGAAGCGGATCGGTTTGGGCATTTTGACGACAAGAATCCCGTTCCAGAGTCCGGCTTCGCCCATGAACAGCGGATTCATTTTCGCGAGTTGCGCCCGCGCCATGGCGTTGGCCTGCCAGGTGCGGAAGTTGGTCGATTGCACGACCGACGTGTATTGCTCGCTGGAACAAAGCAGCACGCGCATCGGCGCATCCTGGCTCATCTGGTCGTCTTCGTAACGCACAGGAGGCGGCGGCAACGGCATCGAATCCAGTTTCGTGCGCAGCGCGTCGACCAGATCAATATTCATGACGTCGGTGGTCGCGATGGCGATTTCGTTGCCGGTGGCTGAAACCAGTTCGAGGCCATCGCCGGTCGAGATGAAATGACGGTTGCGCGTTGGCGCCTTGACGCGATTGACCACGATCTTCGAGAAATCACCATCGGTATTGACCGGGCAGGCCCATTCGATGTCGTCAGCAAATCCGCGGGCACCGGCCAGATGCACCAGCGCAAGCTGATCCTCAAGCCGTGTCATGTAGTTGTGGCCTTGCGCCCGCGCCAGGGTGCGCAATTGATGCGGCGTACGCTGTTGCGTCATCTTGCCGCCAGCAGAAATCGGCTTGCGGGTCTGGTTGATACGCAACGCATCCTGCGAGAAGTCCATCCGCTCGCCCTTACCCTCGGCGTATTCCTCGCCCATGATCGGCTTGCCGCCTACCGGGTTGATCAGATCCATGCAGCGCATGATCGGCAGTTCGTTTCCGGACTGGAAGCGCAGATTGTTTTCTGCGTCGGCTTGGGTCGGCAGCTTGCCGGTCAGGCGGTTAAGCGTGGTTGGTCGCTGCATGTTGGCCGCGAACAGGCCGGCAGACTGGACTTTAACAGCTTGCGGGGAGCCGTAAGGAATCGTGGTTTGAGGCATGGTCAATCTCCATCAATGGGAAAGGCGCGTCATCACGACGCTGGTTTCGGTGCTACTACAGGACGCGGGACATCAACTCCATGATTTGCTGTTGCGACTTCCCGTGAAATTTGTTGATGAGGTTGATCCCGTTGGCTTCAAGGACCGCCGAGGCCTCATCGTGGGGTGCAGCCGATCCTGTCGGGACTTCCGATAAGCTGGTTGGCGCCTTGGGCTTGGTGTTGGCGATGATTGCAGCGGCCTTTGCAGCGAGATCGGCAGCGGTTTGCACAGGAGCGGGATCAGCTGCTGTCTTCACCTGGAACAACGGCACGACGGTTTCCGCCGCCTTGGCCAACGCGGCATGCGGAGACAGGCCCGAGGCAATCAGGCGATCGCGCTGAGCAACCACCAGTTCAATGGCGGTATCGTTCTTTTGCGGCGACGTCGAATCCAGAAAGGGGAAATCCGCCAACACCTTGCCGACCTGCGTTTCAAACAGCGCAAGTTCGGCGTTGGCCGATTCCTGGGCTTTCTCTTCTTGTCTGCGCTGCTCGAAGCTTCTACTGGCCGATTCGATTGCCTGGCGCTGTACCTCGGTGTAAGCCTTCGCCTGCAGTTCGGCGGCTTTTTCAGCATTGCCGTCGAGGATCGCTTCGCTGGCCTGCTTGAGCAGCTGCTGGACATCGATCGGTTCCGGTGCTTCCTTGGCAGCTTCCTGGCTGGCCGGTACCGGCTCAGCTTCAATGACCGATTTATGCAACTGTTCCGCCGCCTCGCGCAACTGCCGTGCCGCTTCTCTGGTTTCGATCAACTCCTGCGACGATGCATCGGCCTCAACGGCCTTAGCGGTGTCGGCGGTCTCTGCGGTGTCGGCGCGAGTCTCTTCTTTCGCCTCGTCTTCGCCTTCGGCAGCGCCGGCATCCTCCTGCGACTCGGTGTCGGTATCTTGCGTGGTTTGGTCGGCAACCTCAATCGGCTGCCCTGCGAACAACGCGGCCTTGTCGCCCTCGCTCAGTGCGTCGAATGCCTCGGCGTGATCCAGAAAATAATCCAGGGTTTGTTCAGACATATTGATTACCTGCTCCATCTACGGGAAAAATCGCCTCACGGCGGGAATCGCACGGCCACCTTAATGCAACAGTCAGCAAACAGGATCACGCATCACCTCCTTCAATCCCTGAGCGCAAACCGACATCCGGATTGGTTGGCGTCAGCGGATTGGTGTTTTCTTGCGGGGTAATCGCCGGGATACCTTCCGGCACACTGGGCACGATGGGTGGCATGTCGGCATCATCAAACCCGGCCGACTTGAGCAACGTATCGGCCAGCGGCGCCACGGCAGGCTGCACGGCGATCTGGCTGGCTGCCGTCGTTGCCGAATACATACCCTCGACGTTCTTGGTCACCGCCTCGGCGTTGGTCTTCTTGACCTGGGCATCCACCAGCGGCTGCTTCTGCTCCAACTCCTTCAATTTCAGATCCATGCCTGCTTTGAGCAGCGCCTGCTGCACCGCATCATCGATCATCTTCTGGATCTGTTCGGGGCTTGGCGTCTGATCTGCGTCTCTGATCGCCTTGATCATGTCCTGCTTGTTCGGCACATCCATGAGCGCGAACAGGTACGGCATCATCACTCGCTGGTATTCGGGAGGCGCCGACTTGAAGGCCTCGCCCATGACCGAAAGCTGCTGTGCGCGGAAACTCGGCGTGCTTGGCATGTCGGACAGCGAGACCTTGAGTTTCGTGCGTGACACATCATTGCTCAGGTATTCAACGCCAGAATCTTCATCAACGGCTTTTTGGTTGAGACGGATTACTTTGTCTTCGCGGACCGTGTCGCCGGAAATCAGAATTTCCTCTTCTCTCCCGGTCATGTCCTCAATGATCATCGACATGAGCAAATCACCGATTTCGGATCGCGCGGTCTTAAAGTTGTCGTTGATATCCGCCAACGCTTTGTCGCTTTGCTCAACCAGCCCGGAAATCGCCACGCCAGATTGCGCCTGTCCTTCTTGCCCCATGTACGAGTTGTAGATAGCGCCCGCACGCTTGATGCCTTCGCGGGCGTCCACCAGCCGGTCGAATTGCTGCCGGTTGAGCTCGAAGTCCCGCTCGATCTTGAACACGCCGCCTTGGCGCATCGCCTCGGGGTCCAGGACGATATCCGCGTCCGGCCGGGCGACCTCGGTACGCAGCGTCTCATCGTCATCGAGCGTGGCGCCCTCGGTCCGAATTGTGCGCACCGCGGATAAGCCCCACAGCATCCGGGCACTCCGCGCGTTGACCTCATCCTGCAGGTACATCATTCCGCGAACCAATCCGAACGGCGCTCCGGTACGATCTTCACGTTTACCCCAGAACGGGACATACGGGAACTTGTTGTGCTTGTACGGCGAAAGCGTATCGCTCAGCTTGTGCGGGCCGAGGAACCACGCCAGGCGCACTCGTCCGACAACGGCCCATTCGGGCGCAATGAGCCCGGACGCAACAGCCTCAACGTGCATCGGGTTGGTCGAGTTGTATTCCACCACGCGACCGTCAGGTGATTTGAGCACCAGAACACGCTCAAAGACGCGATACCAAACCTCGAACAGACACACCCGGTTGTTGTAGGTGTCCCGCCATTGCTGTTCTTCGATCGACCAGCCGCGTTCGTGCGCCAGCGACATGGCCAGATCGGTCGACGTTCCGCCATCCATCGACAGCAGTCCAGGATCGATGCCCATCCATCCCTGTCCCGCGTGATTGATCAGGTCGGCCTTGTCGTGGAACATCAGCGCAGCGACTTTGCGCTGCATCCACTTGCGGCGAATCAGATACCGGGCATTGCTCAGATCGGACTTGCCCAGCCAGTCAAACCAGATTTCGTTTCGGTGAATGGCTTCGCAGCGGTACTTGTACTTGAACGGGTCAGACTCCCGGGAAACCTCAACCCAGCCCAGACCGACCTTGATCTGACTGGCGTACGCATCCGAACAGGCCTTGTCGGCCCTGGATTGCCGTTCGGCCTGGTTGAGTTTGTGGTTGATGGCCTCGGCGACCTCCTCGCCGTCCATTTCACCATCAGAAGACACGCGCCAGTCCGTGCGACTCTTGGCCTCAGTGCCCAGCACGGAATCAATCGTCGGGCCAATCAACGGCTCGATGGCCGGGGGAATGCCGCGCTCCTGCTGCCGTCGTAGCACATCAGAATCCAGCTGGTTGCCGTCGCAGTAATCCGACTCCCGGTCAGCGCGGGATCTCCAAGCGGGCTGATCCTCGCACTCGGTCAGCCATTCGGTGAATTCCTGCAGCGACAATCCGCCCTGCTCGTTCTGTTCCTGGCCAGCCATCACGGCGGTCAATGTGTCCATGGTGTTTTACCTCGTCTTAACTTCGCCAATCGGGAGGATTGCGGCGTCGGCGCGGACCATCAACGACCGACTTTGGCCGATAGCCCTGCGCAAACTGCCGAAATGCATCCGCTGCTTCGGAATGGATGTCGTGCCGCGGAGAATCGCCCCACTTTCTAAGCCGCTTGTTCCATTCCTTGCGGTACTGCGCCAGGTGAATCAATCCTTCCTTACAGCCGCTTTCATCGAACGTGCACTGCCCGAACACATCGCGGACCAACTGAATGCCGTGAGTCACCTCTTCCACCCGAGGGACGATCACCCATTTGCCGCCGATCTCGAATTTCTGCAGCATCTCAATCGGAGACGCGACGGTTTCGCCTTGCTGACGCTTGTGGTCACCATCGTGCGGCAGATAGTGCGTTCCCCACACGTAGCCCTGCGCCTGCATTTGCCGAATAAAGTAGGCATACGGTTCGCCCCATCCCTCAAGGAACTTGATGAAACGGTTCTCGGCGCCGATGCGCTGATGAAACCAGATGGCTGTTCCGTCTCCGCTGCCGATGTCCCAGAACGTATTGACCGGGATGCCGTCTGCACAAGGGAACAGTCCGATGCGGCGCCCGGTACGAGCGGCAGCCAGTTGGTTGGCGTAGTACGTGCCTTCGGTCGATTGCTGAAACGCTTCCTTGGGCGTACTCGGGTATTCCTGCCACATTTTCTCGGGATCGCCGGAGAAATCGGCATTCCGCGTTGCGATGTACCAGTTGCGTTGCGCGGAATCGAGCACGGTACCCATCGCCGCTTCGACCTGGGCGAAATACTGGCGATCCGCTTCGGAAAAAATGACGCGCGCGGATTCAATCCGGTATCCCGGCTCGTGCCACCACGGGAAGAAATGGAAGCGGTAATCGCGTTCGGTCAGTGGCGTACCCAGTTCATGCAGCGCCTCTGCACGCTGCGACATCGAGTAAAACTCGCCGTCTTGCCCTTCAGCGGTCGATTCGATGATCGTGATCCCGCCGAGCGGTACCGCAGGAAGCGATCCGGTCACCACTTCCTTGGCTTTGTCCGGGAATTTGGCGCAAATCTTGCCGAACTCGGAGACATGCAACCGGTGAATTGTCCCGGAGCGCATCGACGTCGCAACGCGGATGCTGCTGTTGTTGTGCGCGAACAGCAACTCGCTGGCCGAATCTCGCCCCAATGGCATCGCGGCCCTAAGCTGCTCGGGAAGTCGGTCATAGGCCAGCTTCACCTTGTCGCGGAAAATCGCCTCAGCGGCCTCCCGATCCTGCGCAATGATGCCGCAACGCTGGTCCGCGTTGAAAAGTGCATGATCAAGCCAAAGGATAGCCACCAGCGTCGTAAAACCAAGCTGGCGCGCCTTCAGAATCAGATTCCGGTGCCACAGCCGGGACAGCAAACGCCGCTGCGATCGATTCGGGCGAAACGGGATGACAGAACCTTCTCCGTCATCGCTCTTGACCATGATCTTGTACAGGAACCCGGAACAAACGCGCCAGACCGGATCGGAAAGACAGCGCGCCAGTTCCTCGGGCGTTCCCGGAACGAAATCGAACGGGATGGCGTCAGTCGGGCTCGACATCTCTTACCACCTGCACCGACGACCTGGACGCCCCGAACGTACGCAGCAGCGCATTGATAGGATCGTCGTTGTTGGCTTCTTCGTCTTTGATCCGGAGCACTTTGCGCTCCAGCTCGATCAGCACCTTGAGCGAATCGGCCAGCAGCTTGACGTTCTTGATCTGCTGCGGAATCGAAATCGCAGCGCGGTACAGGTCATTGAGCTTATCGACACCAATCTCATCGTCGGCGCGCAGCATTTCGCCGACCTGGGCGAACTGCTCTGGATTGTCCAACTCGAAATTGACGATTTCCCAAAGCCGCTGGACAGTCGCCCGGGCGCGAGTCACGTCCGTACGCTGATTGACAATCTTGTCGGCCAGCATCGCGGCGTTGGCATCGACTATATTGCGCTCGGTTACACGTTGCTCTTGTGTAACCTCGGGTGTAACCGCGGACTGTGTAACCAGCGCATCAACCCGCGAATCAATCTTTGCGGACAGGTCTCGCCCAACGCCTGCTTTCGTCCAATGCTTGATAATGGCGGCGCGGGAAACCCCGTAATCCTTGGACAGTTGCAGCACGGAAACCACACCTGCGCGCCAATCTGGCTCCATCGCCTCCCAATCGACCTGCTTTGCCACACTCGTCTCCCATTTTTCGATGGGAGGATTTTCGTGGAACAGCCAGCAAACACGAGAAGGAGCAACAGGGACGTTTGGGTCGAAAGAGCCGCACCCATTGATGCGACAAAGTTGGCCGCTGTGCGCGGATCCGCACTACGGGGTAACTACGAGCCCCGACCTCTCATACCGTGTAGTTCCATCCATTGTTGTTGTCCCAGCAACAGCCGGCAGGCCCTGCTGCGACTAGCGCGTAATGGAACGTAACAGGCCTATCTGAACAAAAAGCCACACTGATCTTCCAAAGATCCCTTGACTGCTCACTGTCCATTGAGTCGTTCGCCAGTTTCGCTTCGGTCCGATAGGTAGTACGCCAATCATCGTGAGTCCAAACCATGGCAACGCGATACGCCTCCATTTTTGGTTTGGTGGTTACCTGGACATCGAAGCCTCTTTGCATGGCGCCACTGCCGGGTGTTCCGGTCCCCGGTTTTTTGCCAACGCTGGTCTGCTGAATTGAGAGCATAGAATATCCTCCATGTGTTTGTTGTAGGACATTCATAGACGTACTTCAAAGGCCCTGGATGCGGAATTGCATCATCTTGGCCAGCAGCTCTCGACCGGGCTCGTCCAACAAACAGTTCATGTCGTAGCAAGCACGATCTGACCTTAGTCGTTAGGGCTTGCTGGGCCAGGCAATTTGAACCAGCCTATGCTGCATAACACAGTCGCGGAGGTAGAAAATGATGCGGATGACGTGACCTGCTTCCCGTTCGCAGCGAGCGATGAGAAGCAATCGGCTGAGGGAGCCGCGAATCGTCCGAAAGTCAGTCTTTTTCATCCCTAAGAATCACAGGGTTACGAGGATTGACTTGAGAGGCAGGTTATTCGAATTTTCTCATTTCAGGAAATATCGAAAACTCAGAACCGCTATATCGGCCCTGAAACGAAGTGACCTCAAGTCCTGTGATTTCCTTTAGCTCTACTGGTGGTTTTTCGTACGAATAGAAATTTTTCGAGCTTTGCCAACACTGCTTGCATGGCGACGGTTCATAGGTATAAACCTCAATTGGGGTTTTTGGTGGTATGCCAGAGACTTGCTGCGAGTGGTAACCGCCAAGGATCACTTTTGTGAGCGTAACCCCCTTCTTTAAAGAGACCTTCCAGCTGGTCTTGTTATAGGCAGTGAGCGCGAGCACGATTGGCCGGGTATCATCAGTGACGTTTACGACAACTTCCCTATTACTTCCAATGTCAGCACGGAGCCTGCCGCACTTGTCCGATAACACAGCGTTATTTGGTGATGGCGGAGCCATGTTG